TCTTCCGGAGACACTCCTCATATATTAAATATTTTAGGAGATGGAACTGGAGGAAAAGTTAGTGTAACAGTTGAATCTACTGGCATAATATCATCTGTAAAAGTGGTATCTGGAGGATCTGGATATACATACGGTATTGTTGATTTAGGTCCGATACAGACATCTGATACTAATAGTACAGCTTTAGGAAAATTAATTCCCATAATACCTCCATCAAAAGGACATGGATTTGATATTTATAAAGAACTTGGAGCAGATAAAGTTTTAATTTATGCTAGATTTGATGATTCTACTAAAGATTTCCCTGTAGACACATCTTTTGGTCAGGTTGGTATTATAAAAAATCCAGAAAAAACTACCTCAACAGATATTTACAAGGCAAACGAATTTTCATCTCTACCTTCATTTAAAATTAGTCAACCATTATCAGAAAATACGAATAATTATACTGGTGTTAAGATTACACAAGAAATAACCGGTGTAGGAACAGCCAGGGGATATATTGCATCTTATGATACAGATACAAGAATAGTAAAATATTTTCAA